TTAGATGGTGGTGCGGCCTACATCACCGGGACCGAAGTTTTCCCGGTATTGGCCCAAGTAACCGACAGCCGTTTCCGCATTGGTGAAGAGACCGACCGTGCCCCCGGCAATAGCGCCCATCGCGGTTGGCACGACCAGGCCGACCAACTGGGAAAGTGCGCCGAAGCCGAAGCCGCCGGCACCGCCCCATTTCCCACCGATTGCCATGCCCGTCGCGGCGCCGTCGACGGCGCCTACGATCATGCCGGAAAGAGTTCCACCCGAAACGCAGGTGACTTCAATGTCATTGAGTTCTTTCATTTCATATATCTCCTTTAGGCTTCCCATGAGTCTGGAAAGCCATTCGATGGTACTAATCCGAAAGAGTGGAATGAACTGCCAGGATTAGCGGTTTTTCATGGGCTCGATAATTCGTTTGACAATGAGTTTCAATATTCGGCGGATGAAGGTTTGCCACTCCGGGTAAACTTTGCGAATGATTAAGGCCGGTTCGTGCGACACCTCGATAAGACCTGTTGAACAAGTCAACGCCGTATCGAGGGCTCATTCATATCGGCTCCGGCGAACCGCTCTTCGTCCGAGTCAGTACGGCCTCGCATAGCGGCATTTCATGGCATCAGCCGGTCGAGCAGCGGCGAGCTGAACAGCCGATGCGGATCGGCTTCGTTCAACTGGCGCGCCGCGGCGTCCCAATCGTTGTCTGCGACCAGGCCTTGGCGTAGCGACTGCGCCACCAACTGGTCGACCACCGTCGGCTCGGCCCAGGCGGCGGTGGGGCTGTAGCCCCAGCCCTTGCTCCACTCCACCCGCAGCGAGGCGTAGTCGCCGCTGAAGTGGTCGAACAGCCAGGCCTCGAACTCGTGGTAGAAGGCGTTGGCCTGCGGAGTGCCGGGCAGGCTGAGGATGTCCAGCCAGATCGCCGTGTCCCATTCCGGCTGGTCGGGGCGCGGACGGATCGCCGACAGACTGGGCACCTGGGCGCCGGGAACGATCGACTCGCCGGGCTGGTCGAGCCCGCTGACGCGAATCTCCACCGGGCCGTTCATGGGGTAGTGGCCGTTGGCGCGGTAGGCGGCGACCATCGTCTGGTACTGCAGGTAGAACTCGTTGATCACCCGCTGCACGTCGCGACGCCGGGTCAGCACCGCGTAGCCGTTGGCGGTGACGCGCAGGGTGCTGGGCTTGATGTACAGCAGCAGGTCCTTGCTCCAGCCCCAAAGGTCGTAGCCCAGGGTCAGCGCCATGCCGCCCACTACCAGGTCGTACTGCAGCTTGCCGAGCAGCGGGGTGAGTTCCGGGTGGCCGGTATTGATCGCCGCCAGCAGGTCGGACAGCGCCTTGGGAATGTTGTCGGAGAAGGGGTAGTTGAACGGGCCGTTGACCGCGCGGGCACCGAACGGGCAGCGCGGGGTCGGCGTCCAGACCTTCAGCCAGGGCTTGTCGGTGAAGGGGAACCAGATGGCCTCGGCGCGTCCGCTCTTTTGCAGGAAGCTGTCGAAGGTCCTTCCGCCGCTGCCGGCCGCGGCGAACATCTCGCTCGCCGGGATGTTCACGTAGCTCTGGCAGCGCATGCGCTTGTTGACCCCGGCCTGGAGGGTCGCCTCGACGATGAAGGCGCGTCCGAGGTGGACGAGGAACGGCGCGCAGGCCGGATCGTCGCGGCGGAAGGTCTTCAGCACGTATTGTCCGGCGGCGCCGTCCCAGACCACCGCGGTCAGCGCCACGATGCTGTTGCTCAGGGAGCCGTAGCTCTGCCCCGGCAGGCGGCTTTCGCCCTGCGCCGGGATGCCGGTGCCGTGGCCGTCGATGGCGAGCACCCCGCCGAGGGTCAGGTCGCCCGGCGCCGGCGTGGCGACGAAGCCGAGCTTGACCCGCTCCAGCTGTTTCAGCAGGGCTTCCATGGTGACGCCGGTCTGCGCGCTGAACAGGCCGAACTCGCCCTGGGCGTCGATCCGTACGCGGGTCAGGTAACGGCTGGTTTCCACCAGCATGATGCGGCTCTCGCAGTTCTCGCCGCCTTTCAGCAGCAGCGGGGACCAGTTGTGACCCATGCCGCGCGGGCGCACCTTGAAGCCGTTCTGCCAGGCCCAGTTGACCACCGCGAGAACCTCTTCGTTGGTGCGCGGGGCGCAGCTCCAGAGGTCGTCGGCGGCGATTTCCCCCGACCAGTTGCGGAACGCCCGCCGATAAAGTTCGAGGCCGGCCGGAAAGCCTGCCGGCGCCGGACAGCTGCTGGCGGCGGCTTCGGCGGGCTGGATGACGAAGGCCGGGGTCCAGCCGGCCACCAGGCCGACCGCGCCGAGCGTGGCACTCTTGCCGAGGAAGCTGCGGCGCGACAGACCGCCGGACTCCTGGTCGGGATCGTCGACGAAGGCGTCGGCTTGCTGGATGGGGTCGTGCATGGCGGTTCTCCTGATCGGGGCGCTGGTCGCCCCTTCCCGGTTGCCGGGTCCTTGGTCGCCGCCGGGGGCGCCCAGGCCTCCGGCGACTGGGGAGGCCCGCTCCGCGACGGGAGCGGGCCGAGGTCCTGGGATCAGGTCCACTCGGTGTCGTAGTGGTAATCGATACGGCTGGTATCGCCGCCGAGCAGGCCGCCGACCGCGGCGACGCCCTTGAACACGCCGTAGCCGAGGGTGTCGGCCAGTTGATGGATGGGGGTCAGGCCGACGGCGTTGAACACCTTGCCGACCGAAGAGATGACCGACGTGTTGAGCAGGTCGTTGGACACCTTGACCACATCGACGATGGCATCGCCGACGAAGCTGAAGAGTCCGGCGCCCGATACCTGGTCGATTTCATCGAAGCTCAGTTCCTGAAGTGTGGCGAGTTGCATGGCGCTATTCCTTCATCAATCAAGTTTTGAGCGATAGCCGGCCCTCTCGCATAAACATCGGTTTGCGAAGATAGAGTGACTATCGGTTGCCAGCCGCTCTGGAAAAGTACTTTGCCGGCTGGTCGCTGAAAATTACTGATCTGCCGGCGAGAGTGTCAATCTGGGAAGTTGATAGGGTGAACTTGGAATATCCATGTTAGGCAAATGACGCCGATATTTTGTCAGTGGAATTGGTCGATGTTTTTTCGAATGCCGCGATAAGCATCTGGATATTGCTGATCCATTGATATTCGTGGGTGCTGGGAAGCGGTTCGCTATTTTTACGAGATGATGCGCCAATCCAGAAAAGTATCGAATTATTGCTTTCGGAAAAAATTCAACTGCCTTGCTGATAGGTTTCTTCCGGTCGAGTTATTGAAGTACACGTCCGGTCGGGCGTTGTTTTTCAAAGTAGAGAAACCGGCGTCATAAATTTGTGCGGATAACTGGCGGGTAAACTTTCCCAGGCTGCGCTTCTGTTGCGAGGAAGTGCCTCGGTTCGTGTCGAGGCGCTTTCCAGCCTTGACAGCCCGGCACAGGCGCGTAGAGTGCCGCGCATGAATCGTGCAGCCCTGACCTTCAAGCGCTATTACGCCTATCTGCTCCCTCATTGAGGCGGTAGATGCGTCGCTGCATTCCCGAACCGCCCGAGGCGGCGGTCCGGTGATCTTCTGCCTTATGTTTGATTTTCTATGTGCATCAGTAGCTTAAGGCTGATCGCTTCCGCAAATTTTGTATTCGTTTCCGCAATTCATGCCTATCTAACGGGGTTCACGGCCTTCCCGATCCGACGGTAGACGCGTTTCGTGATCTCTTGAGTCGTGTGTCCGAGCAGGTCTGAGGCGTCGGCCAGGCTCTCGATATCGGAGGCCGCCTTGGGGCGAATGTCCCGGAACTGGAACTGCATGATCTCCCTGGCCAAGTCTTGGTCACCCGCCTTGATCGCCTCCTCGGCCGCAGCCTTACGTGCGGTATCGAACCTGGTGCGAAGCATCTTCTCTGTCATCGGCTGGCCCTTCTCGTTGGTGACCAGCGCCGGAGAGTCGGAGGTGATCGACTCGATCAGGCGGCCGAGCTGCGTCATCTGCCCGTCGGCGCGGCGGAGCCGTATCCGGAGCTTGCGCGACGTCTTGTTCTGCCCGACCAGCAGGTAGTCCCCGGAAACGTCGCTCTTGCGCAGTTTCCTCACGTCAGCCGGACGCTGGCCTGTCAAGTACGCGAGGTCCATCGTCACCCGCAGATCGTCCGGCGCTTTCTCGTAGAGCGCCTTCCACACCTCGTCCGTGACGTACACATCGCGCGGCTGCTCCTTGTTCTTCTTCACCCCGCGACAGGGGTTTTCCATGCTGGTGATGCCCCACTCCCTGGCCATGTTGTAGGCGAAGGAAAGCAGGGTGATCTCCCTATTCGCTCGAACCTTGGCCGTCCTGGCGTCTCGGTACTGAGCGATGGTGCTCGGCGTAATGTCCTCTACCGGGGCTTCGTCAAAGGCGCCCAGCAGTTGGCGGATCATCTTCGAATACTCTTTCTGGGTCTTCGGCGCCTTCGTCGGAACCACGTCCCGCTCGAACCTGCGCAACAGGTCGCCGACGGTCCGAGTGGTTGGCGGCACGGCCTTTCTCTCCAGCTTCGCCCACTTCTCCCGAGCCTCATCCAAGTCCGTGCCCAGCGGGATCTCCCTGCGCCTCCCCTCAGCATCCCGCCCGTCGTAATAGTAGCCGACCCAGACCTTTCCTGACTTCATCGTCCGGGTACGCTTGATCATGCGAGGCGGCAGGCCCCGGTTCTTGTTGCTCCGCGGTCTCATCATCTAACCCTGGACAGGTCCAGGCTCCACTTCTCGGTTGCTTCCATCGTCGGCTTCACGCCAGCCAGCTTCAGGCGGGCATATACGCGCCCAACTATTGGGCGGTTCGCCGCGGTCACGGCGTACTTCCAGCCGTACCTGTTCAGCCACTCGATCTGCTTGCTCGGGTACTCGCGCCCAGTCAGCTCGGCGACTTCCTCTTCGGACAGGAACTCGGATACGGGGCTAATCGAGCTTCCCATTCCCTATCTCCTCTTCGTTGCGCGCTACGGCCAGGCGTAGCGGCACTTCGTGGCGCTCGCGGGCAACCAACTCACCGTCAACCACCTCGGTCGGTTCTTCATGGCACACCTTCTCCAGGGCCTTGAGCGCAGCGCGGATGTAATTCGGTACGGCTACTGACTTTTGGTAGTGCTCGAGCAGCCGCTGCTTGCCGTCCTCCGTCACGCATTGGAAGTGGTCGAGAGCCTCTTTGGCGGTAGTGACGATTTCCTCTGGCTCTGCTCCTACCTCGCAACGAACCCAACCGATCAGGCGGCGCAGGTGGTTCATCTCGGCCCGGGTCAGCCGGCGCGCGGTCATCTGCCTACTCACCAATCACCTCCGGCTTTCGCTCAACCGTGCGGATTGAACCGTCCTGGCTGTGGACGGTGAGTGCCGGTCGCCGAATCTGCACAGTGCCGTTCGGCGCCATCTCCTGCCGCGGGACTCCGTAAAAGGGCCCGCCCGGGGCGAACGGATCGGGAATTGCCGACGGATTCTCAACCAGGAACCTCTGGAACAGGTTCTGGACCGCTGCGGTAAGGGGTCCCGTGTTCCCTCGGTTGGAGCGGCCGCTCTTGTGGTCTGCGCTGTCCTCGAACTCCCCACCAATCCAGAGCAGGCCGCCAACGACTCCGGCGTCGCCCGCGCAGGCCTCGGCAGCCTCGGCACGGTGGGCATGATTCACCCCCAGGAGATCGCACAGGTCGTCAAACGACAGGGCCTGCTCGATCATTGCTGAGTTTCCGATAAGCCAAGCACCGCTCTCCTCCATGGCTTGTCTCGCAGCTCTGGTGCGATCCAGATATGCCGCTCGCTCGCGCTCAAGCGCCTGCTCGGTGAACGGCATGCCCTTGAGGAGCCTCCGACACACCTGGCGATACTCGGCGAAGCTGGTGTTGCGATCGGCGCACACCGCGCGGACGAACATCCGGAGGGCCGCCAAACGGACGCGCAGGTTACGGCGACTGTCGGCGTAGATATCGATCAGCCTGTGCAACGTTGCGCCCTTCATGACCGGCTCTCCTTGTTCGTGTCGCAGATCCGCAGGTCGACGCCGCAGGCCTGGACCAGTTCGGTCAACTCGCCGAGCTTGGTGTTGGGGTTCTGCATCGCCTGGCCCAGGCGGACCAACTGTTGGCCTAGGGTGGCGAGCGGGGTAGGGTGATACCCTGGTGGTGGTGGAATGTCGGAGCCTCTCATCACTGGCATACCTCCCAGATGAACAGGGTCTTGAACGGCTGTAGTGCGGCGCCGGCGGCAACAGTGGCCAGGCCAAACAGCGCGACGAGTGCGATAGCGGTCAGTGCCTTGCGCATGGTCATTGCTCACCTCCAGGCGCTGGGGCTGCGGCAAGGAGTCCGCGATAGACACATGCCAGGAAGTCGCGAACCGCACCCCGATCCGGGAAGTAGTACTCGGTATCCTCAACGAGATAGCCGTCCATTCCGTCCTCGCTGTCGCGGCGCGCGTCCAGCATTTCCGGGGTCGGCTCAAGCGGTACCAGCTTCCACCCCGACGGCACGTTGTGCTGACCCAGGGCGGTCTTCAGTTGATCCTCCAAGCGCTTGGCATAGCCGCGAATGCCTTGCACGGTCCAGCCACCATCGATGGCGTCTTGCGGCAGCCCTTCGCAGATGCGTTCGAACTGGCGCAGGAGCTCGACTTCGGCCAGGGCAGCATCTCGCTCTTTTTCGCAGCGCCCCCAGCCGTTCGTTGCGCTACCGAGCTTGAAGATCAGCTCGGTATTGCGCTCTCGCTGAGATTGAAGCTCCGCCTTCAGCGCCCCGACCTCGGCCAGGGCGACGTCGTGTTCTTCCAGCAGCTTTGCGCGCTCGGCGATGTACGCCATGACATCGGAACGAGATCTCCCGGCGGCTTCTTGCCAGTCTGCGACTTCCGCCTGCAGGCGCCTCAGCTCATTGACCACCACCTCGACGGCTTCAATCACTGGCACGCCGACATAGCCGTCCTCGATTTCCGCGCGATCAAGCCAGCGCACCAGAGTTTGGAGGCTTTCGGCCAGTTTGCTGTCGCCCGATCCCGGCGCGGGGTGGGGTCGCTCGCCGGCATTACCCGGTCCGGAAACAGGTTCACCGCCAGGATTGCCAGGCTCCGAACTCGCTCCAGCGCCACTCAATGCCGCCAGTGCGATCTGTCGCATGTTCGCCGCCGGCATGTTGTCCTGCTCGGGACAGGGGAACTCGGCGATGGTGCGGAGCGCCAGGTGTGCGTCCCCGTCAGCAAAGTGCGAGATAACCGCGCCTGCGCGCCCGATTGCTATGGGCATTCCATTCCGCAGGTATGGGCGTACCGAGTCGATATGCATGCCCATGCCTGAGCGGAGAACGATGGTGATGGGGCTCATGATCAGCGGCCTCCGACGGCGGTGGTCAACGCATCGAGGAGCGCCTGCTTTCGGCGCTGGCCATGCAGGTACTCGCGCAGGGCAACGACGATCAAGGAGTTCATGCTGCGCGAGTCTCGCTTGGCTTCGGCTTCCACCTCGGCCCTCAGTCCGTCCGGCAGTCGGACAACGAACTTGTCCATATCCCGGCTGGTGCTGGCCGGCAGTTCGGTTACAACGGTTGCTCGTTTCATAGTTTCTCCAGGGCGAGCAAGGGCCCGCCGGCATTTGTGGCTTTGCCAAAATCGGTTGGGTTATGGGTTTATTGGTGCGTCAGGGGCATGCCGAACTTGCACCCCCTTCGGTGATCCGGTGTTGGTGATAACCGAACAGTCCGTCCAGGTCGATGTCGTACACCTCCTTCCAGGCATCCGCAGGCCACGCCCGGACACGGCCATAGAGAGGGTCTTCGACATAGTTGGGCTGGACTCCGTGGGAATCGCACCATGCACGCAATTTGCGCCAGGCCTGCGGGTCGAATTGAGTCTTGGTGAGGTTCTCTACTGCCTTGACCGTCGCCTGCCGGGTACCACGCCCGAGTTCATCTGCAAGACGACGTGCCTCGCGGACGGCGGCGGAAGCCGATGCCATTGCAGTGGCCTCTCGCCGGGAACCGATCTCTGCCTTGGTGGCGATGGCGTGGTCGCGCTCTTCGATGGCCTTCTGCTCAGAGCGCTTGGATTCCAGTAGGTGCTCCAGTGCCTGGATGTAGTCACCGGGGAGGGCCGGGAGCGTTTGCTTGGCCCGTGCCTCCAACTCGTGCAGTCGATCCAGGCATTTCGCGCGGAGCGGAATGCTGTAGCCCGTCAGGAGGATTTCGACCTCGCGGCGGGGCAGATTGAAGCAATGCTGGAGCCGCCCATAAGCGTCCGGGACATCTCCTGAAAAGTCAGGAGATCTTCCGTCGGCGTCGATCTGATATCCGAGCTCAAGGAGCATCTTGCGAATATCGGCAATGACGTTGTCATGGCGCTTTCCAGTCAATTCGGCAATCTCGCGGCTCGACATGGTGACGGCGTTGGTTGTGGTGATCAGGCTCATGCTGCAGCCCTCCTTTCGCGAGTGGCTTCGAGCATTGCTTTCAACTCGCCTACCTGGCCATCGAGCAGACTTCCCCAGTCGTCGGCCAAATACTGGCCAACACCGGCCAGGCGCTTGTTGTGGGACGGGAACTGTTCGGCCTGGTAGATCGCCCGGAAGATGGCGGACAGGTCGTAGAGGGTGCTGACGGCGAGCTCGATGGAATCGTAGGCCTTGGCGGCCAGGTCGAATGCTTCGGGCGCAACTTGGGTAGGGCTTGCCATTGTGGGGGAACTCCATAGCTGATTAGGGAGCTGCCACCGACCGTCGCCAAACGGAATAGGGTGGCAGACCGCGCGGGGTTGGCGAACCGGGGCTATGGAACCCGGCAGACCCGAAGGTCTCCCCACGCGATCTGCCATAGAGAGACACCGGGTAGCCGGTGCACGCCCAAACGGCAGGCACAAAAAAAGCGCCTGATGTTGGGTTGGCGCTGTCGCGCCATAGCCTGTCGGGTCGCCAAACCCGGCCACTGAATTTGCAGTGACGGGCCGAGCATAGTCCCGACTGTGAACAAGGGTCAAGTTCATCTCGTTCTCCGCGATTCAAACCGGCGATTTGCCGGTTTTACCCATCTGCCGGTATCCACCGCACAACCGCCTCAGTCGAAGCGGCTGTACGCTGGGTTTCCAGCCCCTGCCACGCCACGCCACGCCACGCCAAGCCGAGCCCAGTCAAGCCGTTCTCTGCCACGCCAGGCCAAACCCGGCCAAGCCACGTGGTGCTTTCGCACCGGACAGCACTCCACCTGAAGCGCTCGCCGCTGCGTCAGATCAGCCCTCTCTGTTGCAGGTCGTTCAGTTCTGCGTCCGCAAATGCGGCCGCCGCCTTCAGGTCTGCCACGGTAAGCTCGTCGAGCGTCTTGCCCAGGCCCTGGATGTGCCGGGCGAAAGCGCGCTGTGCCGGCCCGTTGTAGCCATAGCAGAAGTCGGCCGCTGCGCGCAGTTCACCGTCGAGCTGCAGCGCCAGGATGTTGAGAGGATCGTTTCTGTCCCAGGCCATGATCACGCCACCCAGGCCACGCCATCGCGGCGAGCAGTCAGACGAGTTTCGATCTTCCTTTCGCCGCCACGGCGGCTGCGCATCATGTGGTCATCGTTGAGCAGTGGCTGACCGGCGACGAGGAAGGCGAGGGCGATCACGGCGGGTGAGATAAGCCCGCGGCGCATAGCCTCGGCCACCAGGGCGGCACGGCGGGTGACTCCGAGTTTGGTGGTCGCTGCCAGAACGCGCTTACCCACCGTGCCCGGCTGCATGCCCAGGTCGCGGGCCAGCTCCTTCGAGGTACGACCAGCCGCGATGCCCAGGACGCACTGAAGCTCACGCAGGGACAGGCCTTTGCCGAGGAAGCCGGTGAAGCCGTGTGCGGTGATGGTGGTGTCCATGTTCATTGCAATGCTCCCGGCGGAAACGATCAATGAACGAACATTACGATATGTAATCGATGAGCGCAATACTTTTCGTAATCTAAGATATTACAGATGTGAAAAAGCCCGCTAGGTTGCGGGCTTGTGATGCGATGAGGGTATGCGGATCGGTCTATAGGCCAATCAGTTTTGCGTCAACGACTCGGCCAATTATGGCCCAGTCATCGTCCATCTCGATGAGCTTGTAAGCAGGATTTAGAGGGGACAGGTACCTAGTGCCTGCATCATAGATGTATTGCTTGAATGTCGTTTCGCCATCCCTATGCTTGGCTACGTAAAACTTACCGCTTACCAACTCGAAACCTTCAGGTCTGATGAGGATGGCCATGCCCGGAGGAAAGCTTGGGTACCCATCCGAAACCATTGACTTTCCTTTCACGGTCAACCAGTAACCATTTTCACCTGCGTTTTCCGTGGACTCGATCATTTCTTCGCCCTGTCCAGGGGCAAAAATATCAGGCGACTCCGCCCTCTCTCCAGCCGCTACCCAACTAATTAAGGGGTAGCTCCTGGGTTTGCGACTTGGCTGCAGCATGGGGGCTACATTGCTTTGGCCGTCGAAGGCATCGTCTACTGCAACCAGCCTTATCCCAAGCGGAGCAAGGTCCAGAGCCTTTAGGATGCGCTCGAGCGTTGGGATATCAGGTGAACGCCTTCCACTGAGCCAGTGCGCTACCGCCCCTTGGGTAACGCCAAGGCGCTCAGCCAAGACCGACTGGGTGATACCCATGTCCCGCATTCGTTTTTTTGCCGCTTCAATCCATGTGTTCATGAGGCAAAAGTACGCTCTGTAATCGATAGTTCAACTCACGTTTCGTAATAATCTCTTGCTGCTGACGATTACTTATCGTAATGTTCCCGCAGTGTGCAGGAGACCGCCAATGAACAACCTCAAGTCGCTCAGGCTTTCAGCAAAAATCACCCAGCGTGCGCTGGCGAAAGAGATGCGCGTGACGCAGGGAGCCATTGCGCACTACGAGTCTGGTCGAAGGGTTCCCAGCTTGAGTGGATGCAGGCGAATCGTCCACGCCCTGGAGCGTCTCGGTGTGCGCTGCTCGCTCAGCACTGTCTTCCCGGATCAGGTAGAGCGCTCCGCCGACCTTGAGCCCATTCTGCCGTCCGATTCCCACTTGGTGCAGTGCGCTGATGCTGCTGTGCAGGCATCCAGTGTGGGAGGGGAGCAATGAGCAAGCCACGACCGCGACTGACCCTGGATAGAGTCCAAGAGCTGTTCGAGTATCGCGATGGGAGCCTGATCAACAGGGTAAGGCGGGGGCCGTTTTCCTTTGCTGGCCGCCCCGCCGGCTCAATCAACGGCAATGGATACCTGCAGACCTGGGTTGATGGTCACTCCTTCCGAATCCACACGCTTGTTTGGTTTCTTCACCGGCAGGAGTGGCCTGTCGAAGTTGATCATATCAATGGCATTCGCACTGACAATCGAATCGAGAACCTTCGCGAGGTAACTCGGCGCGAGAACATGCGGAACAAGCGTGTTTCGGTAGCAAACTCCAGCGGCATCACTGGCGTGGGCTGGTCCAGCGCAAAGCAGAAGTGGCGCGCGTGCATCAAGGTGGACGGCAAGTTCATCCATCTCGGCTACTTCGAGGAGAAGCGTGCCGCAATCGCGGCTCGCGAGGAAGCGAATCGCAAGTATGGCTTTCACGAAAACCATGGAAAGGCTTTCGCCTGAAAGCAAAAGCCCCGCTTTCGCGAGGCCTTTAGTCGGTAGTCGTTGACGCGACTGCCTAGGTACTTCTTTGTCTCGAGGGAGACATCAACATGCAACTCAAAAATATCAAAACGTCAAGCCAGGCGCAACAGCTAGCGACCACTGAGGAGGTTGGATTTCTCCTGACCCCCAGCGGGCTCTGTGCGCTCCAGGTCTGCGAGGGGATTCCCATCGTAGAGGTAATGCAACGTTACGAGGAGTCGCTCAACGCTCTCTGCGTTTTGCTCAGGCGCTTGGCCAGGGACGTCGTTCACCCTATGAACGACTCCGAAGCAGAAGCTATCGCGCTGCTCACTGAGGTGGTGGCGGCTATGCACAGTAGCTGCGTGCGCGGCCTTGATGCTGCGGGAGGTGCTGCATGAACGCGCTTCTGAGAGCTCGCCCTATTGACCCGGAGAACAGCTTCTTCAAGGTCAACCCTGGACTTTCCAAGCGGGAAGCCTTGGACGAGGCCAGTGTCATTCTGGCCGGGCTCAGCGACATCCTCATCTCCCTCGTCGAGGGTAGCCCCATGGATGGCAATGGCTACCACGCGCTGGCGTACCTGAGTGATGCAGCAAAGGCGCTAGTGGATGCCGCCATACCTCTGCCCGCGGAGGAGGCGGAAATCGCCGCTGCGCTCAATGCAAAGGAGCGCCGCCAATGAACCTCTCGACGCTGCTCAGCAATCAGTGTTCCCCGGTCCCAGACGAAGTTCTGACCGATAAGCAGATCCGATCCATTGCGTTTGAGCGCGATACGGCTCGCCATGCCGCTCAGAACATGGCGCTCGGTGTTGCCGCAGTCGGGAAACTGCTGGCGCTTACCAGTGCTGAAGGCGAGATCGGCCAGGAAACCGCCGAGCGTCTTGGCTGGTTCTTGGAGGAGGTTGGCGGGGTGATCTTCCAACTGGTGGAGTTCGACCAGGTCTGCACGAATCGCATCAACCGGCAGAAGGAGGCTCAGCAATGAGGGCCACATTGGGTATCAGCTTCCGGGAGACTGCGCCGGTTGATCTTTCGAAGGGAGATCACAAGACGAATGTCCTGTGCGTTAAGGATGACATCGATGCCGACCTCGCGCTGGACAGCGCCACCGATCTTCTGGACGCGGTGATTGGTGGGCTTCAGGAAATCGTTAGCGAGCCGAGCGTTTCTTCCCAGGTTTCGCTGATGCTTCACGCGGTCGAGACCGCGCAGGCCTTGGTCCGTGCCGCCTTGGAGGGTGGGGAGGTGCCGGCATGAGCTCTGTGTCTGATGCAAAACGCCCTCGTCGTGGCAAGAAGCTGCAGGGAATCTGCCTCCACCCACGCGCCAAGGAAGCTTGGCGGCGATTGCCCTTCGTAGGCAAGGACCATGGTCGCTACTCAATGTGGGATGTCCCTCTGACCGGTAGTTACCTCACCGGCCTCGAGGCAGGCAAGAGTATCGCGCATATCTACCTGAAGTATGTCCGGGATGTGGACGACTGGATGGCCGCCGAGGTGCTCAGGAGCATGGTCCGCGATCTGATCACCAAAGCCCCTTCGGACGAGCAAGAGGAAACTGTCAAACGCGGCCAGTTCGCGGGGTTCATGGGCGAGATATTCAACTGGCTCAGGGTGTCCGCCCAGTTTGCCGGAAGCAGTCTAGACCGAGTGGAAGACCAGGACCTGGTAGATCGGGTGAACCACTACCTGGATGCAGGCGTAGCCGATGCAATAGATGCGGCTATTACGAGGGCTTCGACATGACTGGCCTGACCACCATCGGCGGCCAGGCCGCCACCATGACCAGTATCGATCTGCGGGACATCATCAACGAGGCGCGGGCCGCTGCGAATGAACCCCGCGTCAGGAATGACCAGTTCATCGCCCGGGTGCAGGATGAGCTCGGCGATGAACTTGGGGTATGCAAAAAAATTGCACACCCCCAGAGCGGCGTTTTGATGGAGTGTTACGAGCTCACTTTGGACCAATGCATGCTCGTCGGCATGCGGGAGTCCAAGGGGGTGCGCCGCAGTGTTCTGGAGAGGCTGAAGGCTCTGCGTGCGCCGATGACCCAGGCTGAGCAGATGCTGGCTCATGCGCAGATTCAGGTGCAACTCGAGCGCCGACAGCAGCAGATCGAGCAACAGCAGGCCCAGCACCAGGTCGCTATTGAGCGCGTCGAGCAGCGGGTCGAGGACCTGTCCGAATCCCGCGTTTGGGACCACTGCCCGCAGAACTGCATGCCGATCACCCGCATCCGTGAGGTGATCAATGACCGTTATGGCCTGTCGGCCACCGTGGTGGACGCAGTGGTTCGGCAGATGCCTATCAGCCCGAAGCCCTGGGGCATGGTCCGCAACGGCCACGAGAACGCCCAGGGCAGCCAGTACGCGGTCTGGGCGACCAGCGATATCACTGCGGTCTTCAAGCGCTTCGTCAGCGAGTGCGAGCGGGTTACCGAGACCCAAGCTACCCATCCCTATTTCCCGGGCCGGTTCCGGCTGGCCCTGAAGGTGAAGTCATGAGCAAGAAAAGCAAGCGCAATACCACCGAGCAGATGACTCCTGAGTTTCTAGCCGCTGGCCGCCTCTACACCAGCATGTGCAAGGCCGGCCTGTCGCATACCCCGGAAGCCGCAGCAGCGTTTCGGCACATGTACGACGCAGCCCCGGAGTCGTTCCGCCAGGAAATGCACGACATGGCTGTGCAGATGGGGCTGATGCCTGCTGTTCCTGATGGCTATACCGACGACGGAGAGCCCGTTTACGAACTGGAAGGAATGGCCAAGCGGCTGGGCATTGATCCCGAGGAGGCGAAGCGCAAAGCCGAAGAGCTGGGCCTCAAGCCGAACACACTCAAAGTCCATAGGGTGAACTGAGCCATGACCAACACCATCCAGATTCATCGCCACGCCCTGCCTATCGTTGAGTTCCGCAGCAGGCGCGATCTGACCACCCGCCTCAAGCGCAAGCTGCGGACCTTGGTGCAGTGCCTTGAGAGGGAGGGCTTGGCATGAGCAAGGTCGCCCACCAGCCCGATCCCGTGATGCTCGACGAGCAGTCCTTCGAGCAGTTCGGCAGCGACCAAGTCGCCTACAAGGTCTGGTGCTCGATCGACACCGCTTTCGAGCTGCTGGGCCAGTTCGATCCCCCTGTAGTAGCCGAGGTTGCCCTAAACATCGCCGATATCCAGTTCGAGATCATCAAGGCGCGCTTCGCCCTGATGGTGTTGGTGAAGCGGCTGTGCGGCTGGCGCCCGGAAGATATCGATGAAGTATTGGCTGAGCGGCTCATGGAGAAGTTGCTTCAAGCACGGGAGTTGAGCGAATGAGTAGAGATTTCGGTTTTGTTTTCGTCCTGCACTGCCCAATCATGCCTGGTGTGTACTTGCTTGGTTGGAGCCATGGTTCCCCGCACAAGGTTGCCGAGGAACTCTCTAGTTCGCCCGCTGCCCCTCATGATTACGAGGTGGCCTACTACGCGGAGGTAGAGGAACCAGAAGTCTATCTGGGGCGTATTGAAGAGATGTTTTCCGAAAGCCGGTTTTCGCCGGATAGGAGCTTCTTCTGTTCCAAACTGATAGACCTGATCACAGCTATTGAGGGAGATGGCGAGGCATGGTCGACATGGGACAGTGATATGGCCGTGGAGGCCCGAAACCCAGGACAGGTTGATCGACGTAACCCGCTGTGGTTCGAGCAGCCACTGCACAGCCCGGGATACCTTGAGCGGCTGAGAAGGGGGCGCGAATGAGTTCGGTCTCGCCTGATGCATTACACCCTCTGCCGGAGCCGTTGACCCCAACTGACTGCGACCTCTCGACATTCGCATTCATGCCACTGGACGTTCAGCGATTGCTTACTTCCGAGACTTGGGTGCTTGGTTCTGGGGACGAGCGCGCCGCTGCTATGACTCTCTGGCTTGCCAGTTGGCACCAGGTTCCGGCCGCCAGCGTTCCCGACAATGATCGGATGCTCGCACACCTGTCCCAGTGCGCTCGTTGGGACAAGGTGAAGGCCCATGTACTTCGCGGCTGGGTCAAGTGCAGCGATGGTCGTCTGTACCATCCAGTTGTTGCTGAGAAGGCGCTGGAGTCTTGGGTTGAGAAGCTGCTGAATGCCATCTCGGGCGCCACCGGTAATGCTCGTCGCTGGGGTGTGGAGGTAGATATCAGCGGGCTTCAGGGGCAACTGGTCGAGGCGGTTGCTGCTTTAAAAAGCATCGCCCCGCAATCGCGCACCTTGAAGAAGAAGGGTGTAATAACTCTTGCCACGGGATCGCCACCCGAATCGGGTAGTGATCGCCCCCCGATCACACCCCAAATCGACCCCGAATCGGGTAGTGATCGCAACAGACAGGGACAGGGACAGGGACAGGGACAGGGACAGGGATATTTAAAAGATCAAGAGCAGGCGCCGCAACAGCGTCGCCCTTCCCCTGAGGCCGGGGATGATCAACCGACGGAAAAGCCCAAGCGTGCTTCCCGCTTGCCGGAAGACTGGGCCTTGCCGGATGACTGGCTGGATTGGGCGCTGACTGAGCGCCCGGAGTTCAGCGAGGCGGACATGCGTAAGGTTGGGGAGGGCTTCAGGGACTACTGGTGCTCGGCTGCCGGCAAGGGGGCCACGAAGGTCGATTGGCTGGCGACCTGGCGCAACTGGGTGCGCAAGGAGAGCGCACCATCTGCAACTCCGCGGAAGCCGGCGGTGGGCAGCAAGCGCTACCCGTTCATCCCGCCCAGGGGCTACCAGCTCGAGGATCACGAGTTCTGGCACCCGCAGATGACGGACACGGTGCTGTCCACTCGGACCCACGACTTCAGCACCCTTGAGCGTTTGCCGGACGGGGAGGGCGCATGCTGACCCCGTCGGATATTTCCAAGCGCCTCGCTGATCGCGCTGCCGATGTTGCACGGCACCTGCTGCCTGGCGGCAAGCGGGAGGGCGCCGAGTGGCGTGCTGGCGATGCATCGGGCGAGAAGGGCAAGAGTCTGGGGGTTCACCTCGTCGGCGAGAAGGCTGGCGTGTGGTGCGACTTCGCCACCGGTGAGTCTGGCGACCTGCTGGACCTCTGGCGGCTGGCGCGCAACTGCGACATGGCGACGGCGCTGAGCGAAGCGAGGGGCTACCTCGGCGTGCAGGAGCCCAAGCTCATCCGGCCGGTCGAGAGCCGGAAGTCATACCAGCGACCGGACAAGCCAAGGTGCTCGACGCCGAAGGTGGACTCGGTGGTGATGGCGTACCTGAAGGGCCGTGGACTGACCGAGGAGACCATCAAGGCGTTCAAGATCGCCGAGGACGGCCAGAGCATCGTGTTTCCGTACCTGCGCAACGGGTCGCTGATCCACTGGAAGAAACTCGGCGTGGAGCGCCCCGGTGGCAAGAAGAAAATCACCACGTCGTCGGACACCGAGCCTTGCCTGTTCGGCTGGCAGGCCATCCCGGACGGTATCCGGGAAGTGACGATCACCGAGGGCGAGATCGACGCGATGACCGCCTGGCAGTACGGGCGCCCGGCACTCTCGGTGCCCTTCGGTGGCGGCAAGGACGGCAAGCAACGCTGGATCGAGTACGAGTTCGACAACCTGCAGCGCTTCGACGTGATCTACCTGTGCCTCGACGATGACGAACCCGGCCACCAGGCGACCGAGGAGATCGTTCGGCGCCTTGGGCGTGATCGGTGCCGCCTGGTGAAACTGGGCTGTAAGGATTTCAACGAGGCCCTCGACGCCCTGTACTACAGCGCCGACGACATCGCGGAGTGCTACGCCAAGGCGAAGAACTTCGACCCGGAGCGGCTGAAGTCGGTCAGTTCCTACTCTGAGGAGGTCAAGGCCGAGTTCTACGACCAGAACCCCGAAACCACGGGCATGGAGCTGCCCTGGAGCGCCTACGCCAACAAGATCCGCTTCCGGCCTTCGGAGCTCACCATCTGGACCGGCTGGAGTGGACACGGCAAATCCCAGCTCCTGAACTACCTCGCGTTCCACGGCATGAACCGCAAGGGCAGCCACGACCGGTTCTGCATCGCCTCGATGGAGATGCCTGCCAAGCGGACCTTGCAGCGAATGGTCCGGCAGGCCTCCGGCATGTCTTGTCCTTCGAGGGGCTACATCGACGCGATCCTCGACGGGCTCGACGGCAAGCTGTGGATCTACGACCAGTTGGGCACCGCGAAGACGGGCGAAATGCTTGAAGACTTCCGGTATGCCGCGCGCCGGTACGGAGTGAACCACTTCATCGTCGACAGCCTGGCGAAGCTTGGGATGGCTGAGGACGACTACAACGGCCAGAAGCAGGCCATGGAGGCGCTGGTGGGGTTTGCTCACGAGATGAACGTCCACGTCCACCTGGTTGCCCACCCGCGGAAGGCTGACGACGAGGGTAAACCCCCGGGCAAGCTCGACGTTCGCGGCGGCGCCATCCTCACAGACCTGGCCGACAACGTGTGCACGGTCTGGCGGAACAAGCGCAAGGAGATGGCCAAGGGAGACGACTACAAGGACCAGAGCGACGTGCGCCTGATCATCAGCAAGCAGCGCCTTACCGGCGATGAAGGAATCTTGGACCTGTGGTTCGACAAGGCATCCAACCAGTATTTCAGTGCGAGCACTCACAAGGCCCGGAACTGGGTTCACTACGAGGGCGCGCGGGAGCAAGCAGCATGAGCAACGTACAACCGATCGCACCCCGCAAGGTCATGACCAGGCTGGAGCGGGAGTTTCTCAAGGTGGCCGGCCAGGAGCTGGCGCAGGTCAAGGTGGGCGGTGCTGCTGCCTTGGCTGCGCTGCTGGTCATGATCGCCAACTGGCACGGCGACCGCGGCACTCTGGGCTTTCACGACTATGGCCGGCTCTGGTTGCTGGACGGCAATGCGAAGGGCGCGGCGGTGGAAACGCTGCTGCGCGATCTGTTTGGCCTGAACGGTCCGGGGGCGGCATGAGCAGAACTCGAACCTACGTGGACAAGCTGCTGGGCGATACCGAGTACCTCCTCGAGCAGTGGGGGTGGTGGCGAATGGATGGAATGGGGGTTCCCGGATATGTGTCGCCGGCCGCCGCTATCATGAGCCAAGCCATGCCAATGTCGAGCCCCAAGGCCTACCATGTCACTGACGATATAGCCTTGGCCGTCGACCGGGTCATTGCTCGACTCATCGACAGGGCGCCGCAGGCCGGCGACTTCGTGTGGCTCTACTACGGCGCGAAGTGGCCGGCCCTGCGCATCGCGCGTGAACATCAGATCGGCGAGGCCAAGGTCAGGGAGACGTTGAAGCTGGCGGTGGGCTGGATCGATAGCGCCCTGGAGCGGTTCCGCGAGAGCGCTTGAAGAAATAGTTTTACGCGCGGAATGAAGGGTGTTTTCATACCAGCGTGAATTGCTGTGAACGCAGCGTGACGCACTCGAAACCCGGCCCTGGCGCCGGGTTTTTTATTGCGTTGTCAGGTCTGGCGCGGCATCATCAGGCCCCCGTCTGACTCGATGTTTTCCTTCCTTGGCTTTCAGCGAGATGGACGGGAGGCCCGGAAGATCCCCTCTCCCGGGCCTTTTAGTTTCCGAAGGTCGAAACTCGGTAGACGGCAGTCTCACCTGCCACATCGGGCTGTAAGCAAAGTGACGGGGTACCGACCCGCAAGGCCTTCACCCTTTGCGATAACCAATCAATGCAGGTGGAGCGCAGGATGCGCACGGGGTAGTGGCCCCTATCCACCCGCACCCATTCCTGGCCCAGCCCTCGCGCTGGGCTTTTTCATTTCCGCCGCAAGGCAACCCAACACGCAGCTAGGCCCGTACAGCCGAAAGGCGGATGTCCGTTCATCCGTCCGCCCCGCTGCGCTCCTTTTTTCAGGTGAACGGAGCGGATCAGATGAATGAGATTGATCTTGATGAGGCCAGCCTGCGTGACCTGGTGATGGTCAATGACGGCCAGGTTGTAACGACATCGCTGAAGGTGGCCGAGCGTTTCGGAAAGCGGCACGACAACGTGATCAAGGCGATCCGCGGCCTCGATTGCTCGCCAGAGTTTCATGCCCTCAATTTTGAGGAGATGACTGTGGATGTCGACATCGGCAAAGGGGCCAGGCGGAAATCTCCAGCGTTTCGCATAACTAGAGATGGCTTTGCGTTCTTGTGCATGGGCTTCACCGGCAAGGAGGCGGCCAAATGGAAAGAGGCTTACATCCGTGCCTTCAACTGGATGGCAGAGCAACTGTTCAAGCGCTCGATGGACTTTGCCACCCTGCGTAACGAGCTGATGGCGGAGTACCGACAAGAGAAAGGAATTGCCAGCCTGGCCGGCAAGACCCTGCGTCGATGGCAGATCAAGGCACCCGTCATCGAACAGAAGATCATCGAGGTCGAGCGCGAAGGGCAGTTGCAGCTGTTTCACGCCTGATCCGCCCCGGAACCCACCCGACGAACGAAAGCCCGCCATTGAGCGGGCTTCGTCGTTTTAGAACCCCTGCGAGGGGCAGAGACTATGAAAATGCCCGAACGCCCTGAAACTTGGGCTGCGCTGCTTGCGTGGCTGTCTGCGCACTATCCGCAGTTGTACGCCGCCGGCCTGTCCTTTGTGGTCGCGCTGACCCGGGTGATCTACGGCGGTGGAACGCGGCGCCAGGCGCTGCTCGAGGCAACGCTCTGCACCCTGATCACCTTGGGCCTGATTCCTGTCCTTGAGTGGTTTGGCCTTCCGCAGAACATGGCTACTGCTGCCGGGGTGTTCACCGGTTTCCTAGGGGTGAAGAAGATCGCCGAGTTCGCTGATCGGATCGCCGACTGGAAGTTTCCGCGCCGGGGGGCTGGCGAATGAAGATCACCGCTGACCAACTCGACCGCGCTACCGGGTGCGGTGCTGCTACTGCCTCGACTTGGGTTGAACACATCAACGGCGCCATGGCCCGGTTCGAGATCAACTCGCCCGAGCGTGTGGCGATGTTTCTCGCCCAGGTCGGGCACGAAAGCCAGAGTCTGCGCCGATTGGTCGAGAACCTGAACTACTCCGCCGAGGGTCTGCTCAAGACCTGGCCGAAGCGGTTCACGCCGACCGAGGCGAAGCAGTACGCCCGCCAGCCAGAGCGCATCGCGAACCGCGTCTATGCCAACAGGATGGGCAATGGGTCGCCGGATACGGGCGATGGGCATCGATACCGTGGTCGTGGCCTGATCATGATCACCGGCCACGACAACTACGCCGAAGCTGCACGCGCCCTAGCGCTGCCGCTGGTGGCGCAGCCGGAACTGCTGGAGCAACGGACCTGGGCAGCCATCGCAGCGGGTTGGTTCTGGCAGTCGCGCGGTTTAAACGATCTGGCCGACCAGGGCCGTTTCGAGAAGATCACCCTCCGCATAAACGGATCGTTTACCGGGGCCGAGGATCGCAACGCCCGGCTCGAATGGGCGCGTGCTGCGCTCAAGGGGGAATGATGCTCGGGTTCACGACGAAAGCCGAAGCTCGACAGATCGGCGTCTCGCACCATGGGAGCTATTACGGCATTCCGATGTGGCTGGGGGATGTCGATAGCTATTGCCCGCTGGCGTTCGCCAAGTGGGCGCCGCTTGAACTTGTCGTCTCCCTGTTCTCGGTCATCGAGGGCATCGTCAACTCGATGCTCGATCAAGAGCCGACGTTCAAGTTCAAGGTTGGTCGGAGGATCGACCAGTGACTTGGCGGCCCTGGTTGGTGGTCGCCCTGGTAGGCGCGCTGGTGTTCTGGCGCCTCGATCACGTGACCGCCCAGCGTGATGACCTGCAGGCCGCCGTCGAGCAATCCGCCGAGACGATCACCGCCATGGCCCAGCAGGCCCAGCGCGACGCCCAGGCGCAGGTCCAGGCCGACGCCCTGGCCCGAACCTACCAAGCAGCACTACAGGCTTCCCATGAAGAAAACCAATTGCGCCGCGATGCTATCGGCACTGGTGCTCGCGTCGTGTACGTCAAAGCCCGCTGCCCCGCAGGCGGAGTGCACCAGGCTCCCGGAGCCACCGGCAGCGCTGATGCAGGAAGAGCCCTCCTTGCTGCCGCTGATGGACAGGTTGTTTCTGATCTCCGAGCCGGAGTCGAGCGCCGCGAACTGATGATCAAGGCCTTGCGCGAGCACGTTGCAGGGCTGCAGAAGTTGTGTCGGAGGATTTGATGGGAAGGCTGAAGTCTCTCGGGTTCCGTGTGAGGGCCCAAGGCGAGCGGCTGAAGACGGCCGAGCCAGGTTCGTGGCGGACCGGCAAGTCCTCAACCGAGCGAGGCTATGACTATCGTTGGCAGCGGGCCCGGGAGCAGTACCTTCGCGATCATCCGTTGTGCGTGTACTGCGAGCGCAAGGGCTTGGTCACCGCGGCCAACACCGTTGACCACATCGTGGCTCACCGAGGCGATCAGGACCTGTTCTGGGACCAGGACAACTGGCAGCCGCTATGCGGACCCTGTCACTCCGCCGATAAGCAGAAAGAGGAAGCCGCCGGCTTCTAGTAGACCAGCATGCGACCGATACCTGACCTCGATGGATACTTTGCCAGCGAGGATGGGGAGGTTGTGTCTGTTCGTTCTGGCGTGCCTAGAGTCCTGGCGACGCAGATCCATAAGGGGTATCGACGGGTCACCGTCGGCGTGATGGTTTGCGGAAGGCGAGAGCGACACAGGCTGGATGTGCATCGATTGGTCTTGCTGGCTTTCGCTGGAGGGCCCAGTTGTGAAGGCATGGAAGCGCGCCATCTGGATGGCGACTCTTTGAATAATTGCCCCGCCAATCTTGCATGGGGTAGTCGGAGAGAGAACGCGGCCGACGCCATTCGCCACGGAACACTGGGGCCAGGTATGCGCGCCAGGCACCGGAAGCTCAGCGATGTACAGGTGCTTGAGATCAGGCGCCGGCGTCGTGAGGGTGAGTCACCGAGGCGAATTGCTTCCGACTACGGGATCAGCCGCGATTACGTCCGAGTGCTCGCATCCGGAAAGGCCTGGAAATGCCTGTCAGGGTAGGGGGGCATGGATTAATAGGGTTTCGCCTGAAGCTAGACCGCCCCCGCCCGCATTCGCACATTTTTTCCGATCTCTAGGAATTTTGTTAATGGCGTTAACAGACAAACAGCGACGGTTTGTTGACGCGAAGGCCCGAGGAGCATCCAACAAAGCTGCCGCCGAAGCCGCTGGCTACGCGCCTTCCAGCTCTGCGGCCGCTGGCGCTCGACTTGCCAAGCACCCCGAAATCATCGCCGCCCTGAAGATGTTAAAGGGGCGGCGAGATGTTAAAGCCAAGGAGCCTTCGCCGAAGCAGGGCAAGGACCATGAAGCGCCGCTCGGCGATGAGCAGGAACCTGATGGCGAGTACCTGGATTGCCTGCCGTTTACGGAGGACCCGCTGGTCTGGCTGGTCAATCTGATGAATGAGCCGCGGGCGAAGGTCTTCGATCGCCGCAGCGCGGCTCAGAAAGCTGTCGACTTCTTCCATGGCAAGAAGGGTGAGATGGGCAAGAAGGAACAGAAGGCCGAGGCCGCGAAGCAAGCCGGCAAAGGCAAGTTCGGCCAGGGCAAGCCTCCACTATCCGTCGTCAGGGGGTAAACCATGCTCTGGACCACTGCCTGCCCTGACTGGTGGCGGCGCTTGAGTGCTGGTGAATCCATCATTCCGCCGCCGCTCTTTCCTGAGGAAGCCGAGGAGGGGCTCAGCGTCTTCCGGGAACTGAAGATCGTAGACGCTCCCGGCTCCCCGACAATCGAGGCCGCATGCGCCCCCTGGGTGCTCGACTTCGCCGGCGCCATCTTCGGCAGCTACAACAATGAGACCGGCCAGCGACTGATCACCGAGTACTTCCTCTGCATCCCGAAGAAGAACTCGAAGTCGACCATCGCAGCCGCGATCATGCTGACCGCCTTGATCCGCAACTGGCGGCTTGAGGCCGAGTTCATCATCCTGGCGCCGACCAAGGAGATCGCCGACAACAGCTTCAAGCCGGCGGCGGCGATGGTGAAGCACGACGAAGAGTTGTCGGATCTGCTTCATGTTCAACCGCACTTGCGGCTGATTACCCACAATCAGACGGGAGCCACCCTGAAGGTAGTGGCCGCTGATAGCGATGTGGTCGGTGGCAAGAAGGCCGTCGGCGTGCTGATTGATGAGGCCTGGCTGTTCGGCAAGAACCCGAAGGCACCGGACATGATTCGGGAGGCCACTGGCGGCCTGCTGTCTCGCCCTGAAGGTTTCATCATCTGGCTCACGACCCAGTCGAACGAGCCGCCCGCCGGGGTGTTCAGGTCCAAGCTGACCTATGCCCGGGGCGTCCGTGACGGACGCATCGAAGACAACCGGTTTCTGCCGATCATCTACGAGTTCCCGAAGGAGATGATCGAGAGCGGAGAGGCGCGGCGGCCAGAGAACTTCCACCTGGTCAACCCGAACATGGGCTACTCGGTGGATCGGCCTACCCTCGAGCGCCTGTTTATGCAGGCAGAACTCGACGGTGAGGCCGAGGTACGCGGGTTCCTCGCCAAGTTCCTGAACATCGAGATCGGGCTGGCGCTGATGTCCGACAGTTGGGTCGGCGCCGCATTCTGGGAGCCGCAGGCGCTGCCAGGCCTTTCGCTGGATGCCCTGATTGAGCGCTGCGAGGTGATTGTTGGCGGCGTCGACGGTGGCGGCCTAGACGACCTGCTGGCGCTGACGCTGTTGGGCCGCGAGCGAGGGGGGCGCCGGTGGTTTCACTGGGCGCATGCCTGGGCGCACCCCTCGGTGCTGGAGCGCCGGAAGTCCGAGGCTCCCCGGCTCCATGACCTCGCGGCGGCTGGTGATCTGACCCTGGTTGAGAAAATCGGCGATGACGTTGAGGAGCTGGCGGCGTACGTCGCTCGGGTCAACGAGGCCGGTCTGCTCGACAAGGTCGGGCTCGACCCCGCCGGCATTGGCGCCGTGCTCGATGCGCTACTGGAGGCGGGGATCACCGAGGAGCAGACGGTCGGCATCTCTCAGGGCTGGAAGCTGACCGGGGCCATCAAGACCACGGAAAGGAAGCTGGCCGAGGGTGTGTTGATGCACTGCGGTCAGCCGCTTATGGCCTGGGCCTGCGGCAACGCCAAGGGCGTGCCTTCCGCCAACGCTTTCCTGATCACCAAGCAGGCGTCCGGCACCGCGAAGATCGACCCGTTGATGTCGACGTTCAACGCGGTATCGCTGCTGTCCCTCAATCCGGAGGCGCGCGGCGGCATGGATGACTACCTCAACAACGGCTTCTTTGGACTCATAGGCTGACCATGACATTTCGCTGGTACAACCCTCGCACGTGGCGGATGTTCGGCTACACCGACCCAGCCACGGGTGATTACGTCGAGGTGGACCTTGAGGTCGGCGGCAAGAGCACAAAGGCCGGCGTGCGAGTGACCACCAAGACCGCGCTGTCGATCAGCATGGTCTGGTCGTGCGTGAAGATCCTTTCGGAGTCGCTGTCGGGCCTGCCGCTGAAGCTCTACGAGGATGTGGACGGCGAACGGCTGCTGGTGTCGCGAAAGGATCGAGCGCAGAAGCTCCTCCGCAAGCCCAACCCATTCATGACGAGGCTGAACTTCCTGAAGTTCGTGGTTGTGAACATGGCGCTGCGTGGTAACGCCTTCGCACTGATCGAACGCAACCGCCACGGCGAGCCGATCGGTTGGATTCCGCTCAGTATCGACCGGGTGACCATCGACACCGACGAGGACCTTCTCTACTGGGTACAGCCCAAGGATGGGAAACCATTCCCGGTTTCTCCGGAGAACATGCTGCATTTCAAGATATTCAGCATGGACGGCATTGTCGGCTTGTCGCCTATCGAGTACCAGGCGGAGACCATGGGCCTGGCCAAGGCGGGCCAGCAATGGTCTGCGCGCTTCATGCGTAAAGGCGGCTTCACGGGTGGCTATGTCATCTACAAGGAGTTCCTGACCGACAAGCAGCAGACTCAGGTCATGGCCAGGTTTCCGGACGTCCGTAAGGCGGACGCGGACGACATCGGCAAGATGGCCATCCTGCAGGGTGGCCCGACCATCGTTCCTGCCGGCATAAGCCAGAAGGATGCTCAGTTCATCGAGTCCCAGCAGTTCCAAGAGGAAGCGCTTGCCGGCATCTACGGCGTGCCGCTCTGGCTGGCCAACCGCGCCGGCAAGACCTCGATCATGGGTTCCAACCTCGAACAGCAGTTGACTGGCTTCACCACCTTTGGCCTTAAACCATACGCCGATGCAGTTGAGGATGAGCTCAACGACAAGCTTTATGGTGACTCGGACCGCTTCGTCGAGTTCGTGCTCGAAGGTCTGCAGCGCGCTGACAGCGCCGGTCGCGCCACTCTGTTCGCTGCGGCTCTTGGTGGCTCCGGTGGTTCCGGCTGGATGACCATCAACGAAGTTCGCCGCAAAGAAAACCTTCCGCCACTTGATGGCCCTGAATACGACCGGGTCTCCCGGTGGGAGATGCAGACCAATGCTCAGCAAACTTGATTGCCCCTTCGAGGTGAAGGCCGCTGACGAGGCGGGCAACTTCGAGGGCTACGCCGCAGTGTTCGACAACGTCGACCTCGGCGATGACGTGATCCTCAAGGGCGCCTTCACCAAGGTGAAGACCGCTCGCAACGGCCGGTTGAAGCTGGCGCTGTACCACGACCTGACTCGGCTGGTCGGAACCTCGGAGTTCACCCAGGACGACCGAGGGCTGTTCCTCAAGGGCCGAGTAAACCTGGCAGTCAGTTACGCACGCGACGCCTACGAGCTGATGAAGGACGGCAGCCTCGACAGCATGTCAATCGGGTTCAACACCATCGAAGCCAACTTCGAGCAGCGCGCCGGGCGGCAGGTCCGAGTCATCAAGGCCGCCGAACTCTGGGAGGCGTCGTTCGTTCCGTTCGGCATGAACCCTGAGGCCGAGGTCCTCAGCGTCAAGTCGGACATCCGGCTTTTCGAGAACGCCCTGCGCGAACGCATGGGTCTCTCGCAGAAGGAAGCGGCAGCAGTCGCTTCGCTCGGCTACCCCGCGCTCCGCCGTGACGGCGGTAGCGAGGCCACGGCGATCGTGGAAGAGCTGAAAGACATTTCAACCCTGTTCACCACTCATTTTGGAGTATCGCCATGAGCGAAGTGAAAGAACTGAAGGACTCCCTGGAGCTGCAACTGAAGAACGGTTTCGACGGGCTCCAGAAGAAATACGACCTGGCCATCACCGAGGTCGAGAAGGGCAACCAGGTTGCCACTGAGCTGAAGAAGGAAATTCAGACCCAGAAGGACGAACTGCAGAAGGTCATCGACCAGGTGCAGGATCTGGAGCAGAAGGGCGTCAAGCTGCGCGGCGGCCCCGGCGAAGGCAAGAGCTTCATCGATATGGTGAAGTCGCACGACGGCTACAAGGCGCTGCAACAGAAGAGCGCGAATGCCGCCGACATCGAGGTCACCAAGTCGGACCTGGCGTCGATGAAGGAAACCAAGGTCACCAGTGCCGGCATCGTTGTGCCGAACTACGACCCGACCATCCAGCCCGGCATCCGCCAGGAACTGCGCATCCGCGACCTGCTGACCAGCATTCCGGTCAGTGGCCAGAGCTACACCTACTACCGAGAGCTGCTGCACACCCGTGGCGCGGGGCCGGTGGCCGAAGGTGCGCTGAAGCCCACCAGCAACGTGACCTTCGAGTCGGTGACCGACCGCGTCAAGAAGCTGGCCGTGTGGATGCCGGTCACTGACGAGGCCCTGGACGACGTTCCGCAACTGTTCGGCTACATCCAGGAGCTGCTGCGCTACGACCTCAAGCTGGAGGAAGAAGCGCAGATCCTCAAGGGTGACGGCACCGGCGAGAACCTGAACGGCCTGATGACCCAGGCGACCACCTACGACACCGCCCTGAACAAGGCTGGCGACACCTCCATCGACATCGTGCGCCGCGGCATCTACCAGGTCCGCAAGCAGTCGAAGCTGTCTGCCGACGGCGTGGTGATGACCGAGCTGGACTGGATGAACATCGAGCTGCAGAAGGATGGCGAAAACCGCTACCTGTTCGCCAACCTGCAGGGCCTGGTCACCCCGGTGCTCTGGGGGCGCCCGGTGATCACCTCGGACAGCATGGACGAAGGCGCGCCGGCGAACGGTGAAGATCCGGCCACCGGCGGCGAGTTCCTGATCGCCAACTTCGCACGCTCCTCGATCCTCTTCGACCGCATGTCGTTCCTGTTCAAGATGGGTCTGATCAACGATCAGTTCATCCGGAACGAACGGGCGCTTCTGGTTGAGGAGCGTCTCGGTCTGGGCGTGCGTCGTCGCGAGGCGTTGGTGAAAGGCCGCTTCGCGGCGTAACCCCTGATGAGGCCGGCCGCAATGCCGGCCTCTTCGTTTCCAGGAGGCAACATGAAGATCAAGGCACTTTGGGGTTTCGTAGGTGACGCGAAGAAGCTCGGGGCGGAGTCGGCCCAGGTTCGCGCGGGCCAGGTGTTCGAGGAAGTCGACGATGAGTATGCACACGTCCTGATCGGCAAGGGGCTGGCTGCTGAGGTCGGGGAACAGACCAAGCCGAAAGAGACCAAGCCGGCGGCTCCGAAAGGGGCCAAGTGATGGAGATCGACTGGGATGCCGATCCATCCATCCTGGCGAAGGTGAAGCTTCAGGCCAGGGTCGAGACGGACGAGGAGGACGAGCTCGTAAAGGGATATGTCGCCGCGGCGCTTTCCCATGTCGAGCAGCACTGTGACTGCCGGCTGGTCGAAGGCGAGCCCGCTGCTCCGGATGAGATCGGCCTGACGCCGGACGTGTGGCAGGCAGTGTATCTGCTTGTCGCGCACTGGTACGCCAATCGTGAGGCGGTCGCGCTGGGCACCATCGCCACTTCGGTGCCGCTCGGTGTCGAGCGCATTCTCTGGTACAGGAAGCGATTCTGATGAGAGCGGGCCCCCTTCGACATCGAGCGGATCTGCTCGAACTGCAGCGAGTTCCTGACGGCGGGGGTGGCTATTCCGAGCAGTGGGTCTTCCTGCGCAAGGTGTGGGTTGAGATCACTCTGCCGACTGGTCGGGTGTCGACCGTTGCAAATCAGTTGCAACCGGTCATCAGTGCTGAAATCCGAGCGCGCCCGCATGGCGATCTTATCGTTGGGCGCCGGCTGTTCCACGGCGGCATCACCTACGCGATAAACGCGGTCCTTCCCGATAACGAGAACAGCATGCTCAGGCTGCTGTGCTCCAACGTTACCCCTACACCGAGGTAAGCAAAATGGTACTTCGAGCAACAGCGCAACTGAGCGGCGCCGTGACCGCAAATAAGGGTGATGATGTAAGCCACCACCCCGCTGAAATCCTCAACCCGCTGATGGCGCGTGGTCTGGTATTCGACGACGGCAAGGACTACTCCACCGCCGCTGTGCTGCCCGCCCCAAAGACCAGGAAGCGGCCGCGCCGCAAGGGGTGAACCATGGCCAGGCGCTCTCGCATAAAGGGCGACTTCAAGCTGCGCGGCGTGCTGCGACGGATCGCGGCGCTTGACCGCAGCGACCTACCCAGGGGAATGGCGCAGGCTGCCGACCTAGTGTTGGCCACGCAGCAGAACATGATCCCTCGGGACACCGGCGAGGCCGCCGCCGCGCTTCAGGTGCGGATCAGTCGGAACGGCCTGGATGCCCGGATTGGCATCATCGGCAAGCGCGACAACCGGCGCTTCTACTACCTGAAGTTTGTGGAGTACGGCACCAAGGGTTACAGCGGTACGGTCTACCGGCGGCGGGATGCTGGCGCGGTGGGCGGTGAGCACACCGTCAACAGGGATCGCAGCCAGTTCTCCGGCCGCAATCGTCTCGGGCGTCGTGCGACCAAGAACAAGTCGGATGGCGAGAACTTCTTCGGCTACTACCCGGATATTCCGGCACGGCCGGCGCATCCATGGCTGAGGCCGAGTATCGAATTGAACCGCGACGACATCCGGATCATCATCCGCGGCGCCATCGATAGCACCCTGGCGCGTGCGGCGAAGGGGGCGCTCAATGGCTGATCCAGGCTTTGCCCTGCAGCGCGCAATCTACCAGCGCCTGAGCGCCGAACTCACCGTCCCGGTATTCGACGCGGTACCGGATGACACCCTGTACCCGTACGTGACCATCGACCGCGAAGTCGCGCAGAACACCAGCCCGATCTCTGGCCGCAAGCGCAAGCAGCGGCTGATCTATCTCAGTGTCTGGAGCGACCATCAAGGACAGGCCGAGGTCCGCCGCATCCTCAATGAGATCGATGCGGCGCTGGACGAGCGTCACCTCTCTGTCGACGAAGGGCGCGCGGTGTCGGTCAGGGTTATCGCGTCGGACACCAACCGCGAACCGGACGGTCGGACCTACATGGGTTCCGCTACGGTACGCGTCATCACCACTTCCTGAGATGTATCAACCTGAGCCACTGGAGGAACCCATGGCAGACAATCTCAACACCGCCGCTGGCTGCCGAATCTCGATCGGCACCAAGAAGCCATCGGCCACCAAGACCGAGTACGAAGCTGATGTGTACGTCGAAATCGGCGAAGTCGAGGACCTGGGCGAGTTCGGCGATACCTTCAGCAACGTGAACTTCACTGCGCTGAGCGACGGCCGCGTGCGCAAGTACAAGGGCACTGCCGATGCGGGCGACATGACCCTGACCGTTGGCCTGGACAACGGCGACGCCGGCCAGTTGGCGCTCAAGAACGCCCATGCCGACCGCTCGAAGGGCAACTACAACATCCGCATCACCCTGAACGACGGCCTGCCGGGAGACCCGTCGGCTGAGCCTCCGGTGCCGGCGGTGCCGCCCACCACCTTCTACTTCGGTGCGAAGGTGATGAACAACACCGTGGCTGCTGGCAGCGCCGACAACGTGGTTCGCCGCAATGTGACCCTGGGCATCAACACCGAGATCCTCGAGATCCCGGTTGCGATCTGACCTGGCCACGACGAACGAAAGCCCGCCTCGCGCGGGCTTCGTCGTTTAAACGACCCGTGAAAGGAACACCATGAGTGAAGCCCTGCACGGCACCGTCACGCTGGTGATCGGTGCCCGTACCTACACGCTGCAGCCGACCCTGGAGGCTGCGCTGAAGATCGAATCGCGCTTCGGCGGCCTGCGCCCGGCGATGGAGTCCATGCGCCTGCTGAGCATTGGTGCCTGCGCTGATGTCGTGATCGCTGCCGCCGGCCTGAAGCCGGAGGAGCACACGACCCTCGCCACGCAGGTTTTCGAGACTGGCGTGGTCAAAGTCTCCGCGCAGCTCACCGACTACATCACCGGCCTGTTGAGCCCTGTGCCGCCGAGCATAGCTGAACGGGGAAAGCCCGAGGCGGACAGCACAGCGCAGTGAGGGATGGCTCCTACGTCGACTATCTATTCGGCGTAGCCACCGGCTGGCTTGGCTGGCCGCCTGATACGGCCTGGCGTACGCCGATTCCGCAGATCCTGCTGGCGCTGGATGCGCGGCTGGACTGGATGAACCCAGGTAACGCTTCTTCACCGAAGAGGGCCCCCTCGCCGCAGCGGAAGGCCACCGTGGCCGACAGGCTGAAGGCTTTTCTGCGGGGGCGCGGGGAGTAGAGGCTCGGTCTGGATGCTGTATCTCATAATCTGGTTTGCGTTAATCTCCCTTATTTTTATAGGAGAAGAGAATGCGTGCTTGGATTGCTGTGGGGATACTTATCATTTTGTCCGGGTGTGGGGATGGATCGGATGAGCTGGCGGGTGATGGCAATAACGCTCAAGGCGTTGTTGATGATTGGATACTTAAGGACTATGAAGATAACTCGATTATCTTTGGTAGCGATTCCTCTGATCCCTCATACATGGTTTTCAGAGACCGTGTGGCTGATGTGAATCGGCAGAAGAATGAGGCTGCTGTATTGGCTTCGAGAAAGTGTAAGCACGTAGTTAGTGTGATTTTTATTAGAAAGGAAAGCAGCTTAGATAACCTGAAGTTCATGGTTGATTGTGAAGATGGAGACAGATTCTCTATAACAAGTAGAGATATTGAGAGCGGATCCCCAGTTAAGTCTAACTCTCAGAGAGCTATAGGTAAGTCTGATGCAATAGAAAGGTGCAAGGGGGTCGTGGAAAAAGAGCTGGGGAATTCTAAGAATCTGGAGTTTAGCGATCTTCTTGGGTCGGCCTACTATAAGGCTCCTAATGGTAATGTTCGTCTTGTTCTGAATTTTGAAGAGATTGGCATGGGTGGGTCGAGGTATAAACTCAAGGCATCATGTACTTTCGATTCAGACTGGAATGCAGATCTTAATATATCCAGAAGATAGTTTATCCTCGGCTGGATAATTTATCTTTAGCCCGGCATCGTGCCGGGCTTTTTGTTTCTTGGAGACAGCTATGGCGGACCGAGAAGTCCAAGGGATGTTGATCCAAATCGAGGCAACCACTGCCCAGTTGAGGCGAGAGTTGGCGAGTGCGGATCAGGTCGTTACTCGAACGACTTCCGGCATTGATCGGCAACTGGCGAAGGTGGACTCCTCGTTTGATCGCACTGGGCAGGCTGCTCAGCGAGCCGGAACCCTTATCAAGGGGGCTTTCGCAGCCATCGCTGGGGCAGGTCTTCTAGGTAGCGTGATCCGGCAGGCGGATGCGTATGGCCAGATGGCTGATCGGATGAGGATGGCTACCGGCAGTACCGAGGAGTACAACGAGGTTCAGCAGCATCTGCTGCGCACTGCCCAAGAGACCTATCGGCCCCTGGCTGAGGCTCAGGAGTTGTACATTCGCACGGCCGACGTGATGCGTTCGCTGGGCTACGACACTCAGCAGACCCTCGATATCACGGACAGCTTCAGCTTCCTGCTGGTGACCAACGCTGCGTCGGCAGACAAGGCGAGTTCAGCCCTGGGCGCTTACTCGAAGGCCCTGCAGACCGGCAAGGTCGAAGCTGATGGATGGGTGTCCATTCAGGACGCAATGCCTACCATCGTCAATGCGATCGCCAGCGCGACCGGCAAGAGTGCGGAGGAGATCCGCAAGCTCGGTGTACAGGGCAAGCTTGCCTTGGAGGATATCAATACTGGTCTGCTGCGTACGGTTGATGTCAATCGGAAGGCTGCTGTGGAGATGTCTACCAGCGTTCAGGATGCCTTGACGAATTTGGGAACGGCCCTGCAGGACTTGATTGGGCGTAGCAATGAATCTCTGAACGCCACTGGCTTGCTGGCCGAGGGGCTGGGGCTCGTAGCTACCAACCTTGAGGCAGTGGTAACTGTTGGCGGTGCTGCGGCTTTGGGGGCTCTGTCTGGCTCGCTCTTGCAAGCTGGAGTCGCGGCCGTAAAACATGCGCAGAGCTTAATTGCTGAACGGTCTGCAGCAATCGCTGCCGCTCGTAGTGCGTTGGCTGGCGCAGAAGCGCGAGTAGCCTTTGCGTCCGCCCAGATGGCGGCAGCAGAAGCGACAGTCGCTGCCGCTACTGGGATGCGAAGACTGTCTCTTGTAGAGGCGGAACTGATTCCGAAGCAGGTCGCTCTCACGGCTTCTACGGAGGCCCTCGCTATTGCTCAGCGCAACGTTGCCAGGGCGGGTGCTATTGGCTCCGTCAGCGGGCTTCTTGGAGTTCTTGGTGGTCCGGTAGGGTTGGCGGTAACGGCCGGCGCGGCGGCCGCCTCGTTCCTTCTGCTTCGCGACAACGCCGACCAAGCTGGCGTCAGCCTGGATGACCTGCACAAGCCCGTGCAGCAGTTGCGCGAGGAGTTCGCCAAGCTCAACCGGGACCAGCGCGAGGCCTCGCTGGTGAAGTGGCAGCAGGAGCAGATCAACGCCACCGACAAGGTCAAGGAAGCCTACGGCACGCTGTCCCAGTCGATCCGCTCGGCGATGGTTACGGCGCCGGCGCGGGACTCCAATGGGCTCTATACCCAGCAGTTGCGCGACTACCAGTCGCTGATCGAGCGGCTGAACCAGGCGCGAGCCTCTGGCCAGGACCTGTCGCCGATCCTGAAGGAAGTGGCCGACCGTATGCAGGTGCCGGCCGGCACCCTGCAGCAGTGGATCAGCCAGGCCGGCGCGATCGGTGATGCGGATCACCGCTCAGGCCTGATCGCCGAAACCTTGCGAGTGCTGACCGGGGTTACCCAGGAAAACACGGCGGCTACCAACGCCAACAACGCCGCAAAAATCGGCATGAGCAGCGCCGGGCAGACCTACCTGGAGACGCTGCAGAAGCAACTGGGCGGCCTGCAGGACAACAACGACGCGATCAAGGCGGCGAATCGGTTCATTGCCAACAACACCGACCTCACCGATACCGACCGTCAAGCGATTCTCTCGGCTGCGAACGCGATCGAGGCGCAGAAGAAAGCCAACCAGGCGGCGACGGCGAGCGGCAAGGCGCGCACGAAGTCGCTGCAGGATGAGGTTAAGGCGCTGGACGCGCTGATCGACAAGGCGCTGCCGGAGAAAAAGCGGCTGGAGGATCTGGCCGAGGGCGTGGAGAAACTGCGCAAGGCGCAGGCCGCCGGCAAGATCACCAGCGCCGAGATGGAGCTCGGCATCAAGAACCTGAACGAGGCCTATGCTGACGGCTCGATCCAGAAGCGCATCCAGCAGGAGCAGAAGCTGGCGGAGCAGCGGCGCAACAGTTCCGAGGCGTACCGGAAGGCCATGGAGGTGGTGCTGCAGGCGCGGCAGGATGCGATCAATTCCGACGTGGCTGGCATCGGCCTCGGGGATGATCAGCGCGACCAGGCGCAGCGCCTTGATGCGGTGACGAAGAAGTACGCCGACCTGCGACGCGAACTGGAGGCGCAGCAGGAAGATGCGAGCCGCCGGCTTGGTCCGGCCGAGTATGAGCGGCGCCTTGCGGACCTGGCTGACTTCCAGGCCCGCGAGCTGCAGATGGAGGTCGACGGCTACGAGGCGCGCCTCGCCGCCCAGCGGGACTACCGCAACGGCGCCCGCCGCGCTTGGCAGAACATCCAGGCCGACGCGGCGGACGTCGCCGGCGCCACGGATGACATGCTGACCACCGGCTTCAACACGGCGAGTAATGCCCTGGCGGACTTCGCCACCACCGGGAAGATGAAGTTCCGAGACTTCGCCAGCAGCGTGATCAACGACATGGCACGGATTGCCAGTCAGCAGGCGGCGACTGGCTTGCTCAGTGGTCTGATCGGTGTGGGCGTCTCGGCGGCCGGCGCCTACTTCGGCGGCGGGTCCGCCGCGGCCGGGGCATCGCAATCCGGTTACACCGGCAATGCGTACGCCAACTGGGCCGCTGCCCAGGCCGACGGCGGCGCCTGGGCGAACGGCGTGCAGTTCTTCGCCAATGGCGCGGCCTTCGCCAACTCCATCGTCAGCCGGCCGACCGCCTTTGGCATGGCCGGCGACCGGATGGGAATCATGGGAGAGGCGGGGCCGGAGGCAATCCTGCCCCTGGCTCGCGGTGCAGATGGTTCGCTCGGTGTTCGGGCCGTGGGCGGCGGCGGTGGTACCGCGCTGCAGGTCAATGCCCCGGTGGCGGTCACTGTCGAGGACCGCAGCTCTGAGGGCATGGAACTGGACCAGCAGGCGCTGCAGCAGAACATGCAACTGCAGATGAAGGCGGCGGCGGAGCGCGCTGTCGCGGATTCGTGGCGCCCTGGTGGCGTCAGCTATCGAAACATGGCCGGGAGGGGCTGATGGCGATCGAGACTTTCACCTGGGTGCCCGACGACGAAGCTGATGTCGACGGCACCCTGCGCACGCGCACGTCGCAGTTCGGCGATGGGTATGCCCAGGAGTCGGGAGACGGACTCAACGGTGAAAGCCAGAGTTGGTCGCTGACCTTCGGCGGCCTTCCGGATGAGGTGGGCCCGATCCTCGACTTCATCCGTCGGCACAAGGGCTATCGGTCGTTCCTCTGGACTCCGCCCGGCGGTGAGCTGGGCCTTTACACGTGCAAGGCCTACCGCAAGCAGCGTCGCCCCGGTTCGATTGAAGTTCTGTCGCTCACCTTCGATCAGGCGTTTCACCCATGAACCTCATTCTGCAGATCCAGAAGCTGGAGCCAGGCTCCGAGATCATGCTGTTCGAGCTGGACGGCAGCGAGTTCGGCGCTGACGTGCTGCGCTTTCACGGACACGCCATCCCGCACACCCCGCAGGAGCTGGCAGCCGCCGGCGCCAGTGCGGATCAGTTGCCGGCGAAATCGATCTGGTGGCAAGGGCAGGAATACGCAGCCTGGCCAGTGCAGATCAGCGGCATCGAGGCGAACGGGGACGGCACCGCGGTTCGCCCGAAGTTCTCAGCGGGGAACGTCAGCGGGCGCCTGACGGCGCTTTGCGTGGCCTTCGATGACTTGGCCAACTTCCAGCTGACTATCCGCGAGACGCTGGCTGAGTTCCTGGACGCGGAGAACTTCCCCGGCGGCAACCCGGATGCGGACCCCACGCAAGAGTCGATCAGCATCTGGTACATCGACCAGAAGACCGGCGAGGACAACCAGGTGGTCGAGTGGGAGCTGGCCAGCCCTGGCGATGTTGGCAACGAAGCGATCGGGCGGCAGATGACCACGCTCTGCCACTGGTGCATGACCGGCGGCTATCGTGGCCCCGACTGCGGCTACACCGGCCCGTACTTCGACATTGACGACAACCCGACCGACGACCCGGCGAAGGATCAGTGCGCCGGTCTCTATCGGTCCTGTAATAAGCGTTGGGGGCAGGGCAATCAGTTGCCCTTCGGCGGCTTCCCCGCCGTGTCCCTGATCGCCCGGAGCTGACCATGCGCAAGCAGATCCTGAGCGCCATTCAGGCGCACGCGGCCGAGGAGTACCCGCGCGAGGCTTGCGGCGTGGTCATCGGCAATGGCAAGGCGCAGCAGTACGTTCGCTGCCGGAATACGGCCAGCCAGCCGCTGGAAGAGTTTCGGATGCACCCGGAGGACTACGCCGCGGCGGAGGACCAGGGCGAGGTGGTGGCCATCGTGCATAGCCACCCGGACGCTACCAGCAGGCCGTCGCCGCATGACTTGGCCATGTGCGAAGCGTCTGGCTTGCCGTGGCACATCCTCAGTTGGCCTGAAGGCGATCTGCGTACGATTGCGCCGGCGGGGCACATCCCGCTGCTGGGTCGGCCATTCGTCCACGGCGCCTGGGATTGCTGGCAAGTGTGCGCCGACTGGTACCAGCGTGAGTGGGGGCTGGAGTTCGAGCGCTTTGAGCGTCAGGACGGCTGGTGGGAACAGGCTGACGGCCCGAGCCTCTACGAGCAGTACTTTGAGGAGGCTGGCTTCCGGCCGGTCAGCACGCCACAGCGCGGCGACATGATCGTGTTCGAGATTGGCCGCACCTTCTACCCGAACCATGCCGGCATCTACCTCGGCGCCGACGCGGCGCTGTCGGGAGAGGACAGCAAGGTCTTCGGTGCTGGGCCGTTCCTACTGCACCATCTCTACGGCAAGCCCAGCGAGATCATCGTCTACGGCGGCAACTGGCACGAGCGGGCGCGTCTGATCCTTCGGCATGGCTCCGTGCTACAGTTTGGCGATTATGGAGTGGAGGGTTCTTCAGGATGATTCTGGCTGTTATTGCTACTAGTTTGGCTTTGATTGTTCCGGTTTTTTTGTACTGCTCAGTGCAGGCGCACGCGCGTGACGGGGAGCGGAAGATTGCAAATGCCCTTGTGGCGCTTTTGTTTTTGCTGTGCATTCCGTGGGGTTGGTATTTTCTCTCATACAATAGCTCAGAAAATATAAACAAACGCAATATACAAGCCGAGCGCGCTGCTTGTATGAACTCAACTATGGCATTTGTAATGTCTCAGGGGTTTGTCAGGCAGCGCTTGAAGTCGCCTGGGACGGCTGACTTTCCTATGATTACAAGCCCTGGCGTGCGCGTCGAGTACTTGCCTAAAGAGGCGGGTTGTAAACATGCGGTACTCGCGTATGTAGATGCCCAGAATAGTTTCGGTGGTACAGTTAGAAATAGATATTCCGTGATCATGGAAAGAGTTAGTGGCGATGTGTGGCGTGCACATGATCTGAAAATTCAGTAGTTTTATAGCTAATCAAAAACCCGCTTCGGCGGGTTTTTTATTGCCCGGAGGGAGCATGCCAACTGCGCATCAAGCAACCATCATCAAACTGTCCGGCCCGCTCATTCGCGAGTTCGGCCGGGAGCACCGTCGCCTGCTCGACACGGGTACAGTGCAGGAAGCGTTCAGCGCTCTGCGCAATACCCTGCCGGGCTTCAAGGAGGCTATCCAGCGGCTGGAACGAATGGGTATGCGCTTCGCCATCTTCCGCAACCGCAAGAACATTGGTGAGGGGGACATGGGCGCCGGCGGTTCGCGAGAGGTTCGGATTGTTCCTGTGATCTCGGGGAGCAAGCGCGCCGGTGTGCTGCAGACAGTTCTCGGCGTCGCGCTGATCGTTGCCGGCTTCTTCGCCAAAAGTCCGAACCTTATGATCGCGGGTGCCGGTATGGCGCTTGGAGGCGCGGCGCAGATGCTCAGCCCGCAAGCCAAGGGTCTCAGCCAGTCTGCCGCCCCCGAGAACCTGCCCAGCTACGCCTTCGGCAGCGCCAGAAACACCACCGCCAGCGGGAACCCGGTGCCGATCTGCTATGGGAAGCGCCGCTGGGGCGGGGCGATTATCTCGGCTTCGATCTACGCCGAAGACAAGGTGTAACAACCAACCATGAGCGGCGAGGCCGCGGGAGTAAAGAATGATTGAGTCTGAAAAGAAAGCCGCCAATGGTGATTCGGTTTGGCGATTGAGACAGGACGGAACTGTCGAAATCAATGAAGCAGATGTTTCCGATGCAGTGGTCTCGCCTCTCTCCGTCATTGGTATCGGTCTGCCGAAAGAGTTTACAGAAGAGTTAGAAAGAAAAGCCGACCTGCTTGAGCGCCGGCTTTCGAGGATGGAGGCGGCTCTTGGGCTTGAGCCGATCCTTTAG